TCAACGAAAACGTTCTGACCTGGTACATAATTAAACGTACCAATTGTTCTTCCTAACGGATATAAATTAGGAGCACCGTCTACAGGAATACCAGGGTTAACTGTGAATGGAATTGGTACTTCTACATTCCCATCCATATTGGGCATGTTTCCATTAATGCTTCCTATATATGAGTCAATGAAGTCTGTGAAATCTTGTTGTGTTGGGACTTGACCTGTTCTGAATATATTTCTTAACTCTGGTTTTTGTCTAACAACCATTTTTCCAACCCCTTTTAATATAAAAATAAGCTGTGAGACGCATCGAGATTTAGGTACTTGATACATCACCCATCTCGATTAATCTCATAGCTTTAAAATCATCCTACTTCATCGACGCCTATAGTCCATACTCCTATGCCTCTAGTTATCGGATTCGGACCAGGCGGATTAGGGCGTAAATGTGATGTTAATGTTATACACTACAGCCGCTTTGTTATCACGTGGTTCACCGTATGCAATTTGTTTAAGCGTGTAAAGCGTTGCATCTTCAATTGCTAATGTTTGGTCGAACTTCTTAATTTGTACACCGCCAACTAATGAAGCACTATAACGAGTAGGATTGAAGAATACCGCTGTTCCTGCTGTTACTGCGCGAGATTGAACTGCTGTAATACCAAACGGTAAGTTATTAACGAATGAACCTGCTTGAGTTTGAATAGTATTACGAGCCATTACTGAAACATAATCAGCAGGGTTAACAACCATTACGATGTTACCGATAGCATCTACTGAGTTACCTGCAGCATCTGTAGATAAGAATTGAACTACTTGATGCAATTCACCTACAACAGTTTCTCCAAATTGAGAAGGTGCAAATGTTAATGTTCCAGCTGCAACTTTAGGTGTTACTGCACTTGTAACTGGGTCAACATCCATTGTTAAACCGATTGGTTCTTTGTTAGCTGCACCACGACCGTTTAACATACCTTGTTCTAAACCTGTTGAATAAGATTGAACTAGTAATGTACGAACATAACGCTCAATATAGTTAGGCCCTAATTCAAGCATGTCATTAGGAATAGCCGCAAACGCTGTTAATTTATTAGCAGGTACTACGCGTTCACGGAATGCTGTAGAAACTTGTCCTAAGATTCCTTCAAATAAGTTACCCCATGCATAAGCTTTAGTAGGGTCTGAATCAATATAACGAGTTACAGCACCTAAGTTTTGAATGTTAAGAGTTGATAAGAACGGGAATTGTTCTTGTAACTGTTCAAATACACGGTCAATAGTAGTACGTGGTAGGATTGCCTCTGTATCAAAACCGCCAGATAAAGCAACCGCGTTAAAGAATTCATACTCTTCAGATGTTAATACGTTTTGAGCATTACGAGCTTGTAATACGTTTTGGTCCATTAGTTCGCGTTGTGCTTCTTTCTTAACTGTTTCCGAAACATCTTTAGATAAAGCAGAGAACATATTGTTAAATGCTTTTTCTTGTTCTTCAGCAGAACCACCTTTTTTAGCTAGGTTTAAATACTCTTCTTTCATCTTCTCGAAATTGCCCATTGTTAATTCTTTATTAATTTTTGCCATTGTTAAATGACCTCCAGTTTCTATAGGAATAATCCTAGTTTAGTTTTTTTATTTTGGAACTCTTCTTTTTCTTCTTTATTCGTAGCATCGTCCGAATCGTTATCGTTCGGTTGCGCTTGTCGTTGATTAGCTCGTACAATTTGTAATAAGTCATCAATCAATTCCACACGTTCCGCGTCGCTTAGGGCGTTACCATCCTCTTTTAATTTCTCGAGTTGGTCAATACGTCGTACTAAACGTTGTTCGTCGGTTTCGTCTGTTTCGTTTTTAAACTTATCTGCTAAAATATCTAACATTTCTTTTTTGAATGCTTCAAAATCTTCCGTTGATACTGATTTCTTTTCTTCTTCCACTTTCTCACCTCCTTCAAAGGACATATTGTTACTGAAACAAGCTACGTATGACTTCGATTTATTCTCGAACATAATTTCGTCGACGAATCCTAATTCTTTAGCTTGTTGAGCATTTAACCATGTTTCATTATCCATCATCTTAGCTAACTCTTCATTCGAAACCTTCATACGAGATTTATAGGATGATGCAATCATAGCATTCATGTTTCGTAATGTTTGCGCTGACTTTTCCATATCTCGATAGTCGCCTTCAACTGAAGTACTTACGTTGTGAATCATGAATTGACCCGTAGGACTCATAACAATCTTGTTAGATGCCATAGCGATTACTGTAGCAATTGATGCCGCGAAAATGATTTCAGTTTCAATGTTACCTTCATACTTTTTTAATGCTGTAAAGATTTCTCCACCTGCCATAACGTCGCCGCCTATAGAATTTATGATTAATTTAATAGGTTCTTCACCTTGCAATCGACTTATAACTTCGTTTGGAGTTGTGGTTGTCGCTTTAATTTTGTTATATGATTCCTTAACTGAATCTTTTACAATCATTCCTTTGATATGAATCTCTTTCAAACTTTCACCCCCTTTCGAAGAGAGAATTCATTAAATTGTTCTATTGTATTATTTTTTCTACCATATTTATTGTGAAATTCTGTGTGACAGTTTTTACACAAACAAACACCATTTTCTATATCAAATCTTCCTTCTTTAAACCAATGATAACCATTTAAATGATGAGCGTTTAATATTCCGCCTTTTTCATTGCATATTTTACAAGTGTAATTGTGTTTTTCAAAAACAGTTGTACGCCATTTAGAAATGCTTTCTCCATCTTTAACTCTTCTAGAAACTCTATCTTCTTCTGATAAATTTGGATTGTATTTATTATTTTCTATTCCTCTTCTTACAGAACATTTAGGACATCTTTTGCCTTGTAAAAAGTGACTTGGTGTAACTTTATATTTATGTCCACATTCATTGTGTAAAATTTCAACATGAACATTATCTCTTTTGTAATCGCTTAATAATTCGTATTCATTATTAACAATAGATTTAATTTCTTTTTTGAATTCTTCCGTGCTTTTTTTGAAACATCCAAAACATTTCGGGCATCTTCTTCCATTCTTTATACTGTTCCAAGACATTTCGAAATCGTGACCTTTTTCGCATTTCCATTTAAATTTAATACTAGACTTAAAATTAACTCTCTCATCCGCAAAAATATAACCCTTAGTATTTTTGATTAAAAACAAATCTATATTATCGAAAGTGTAAGGATTAGAATTACTAAAAGACATTGGCGTTCTACCATCTTTTAATTTTTGATAAGAAATTATACATTTGTAACCATCTTCATTTTCGCAAAGAAGTTTCTCGTTGCTGTTTTTTCTATCCTCAAATAAAGGTTTTAACCCTTTTTCTAAGAAAGTTTTTTTAATTAATTCAATGTCAACACGTTTATAATTATCCATTTATTTCACCTCGTGGTTAATTATAACATATGTTAATCATCATTACCAGCAGAAACATCTCCGCCATTATCCTGTGTTGTATTCATATCGGAAGCGGTTGTATAGTTTTTAGTAATATAGAATACATCTAAGTTCGGATCATCTGATGGTTCATCACCTAGTTTTATTCGTACTTCATTATTCGTATAGTTACCGCTTGAAACTAATTTATCAGCAGCTTCGGCATTCTCTAATGCATCGCTTGCTTTAATACCGATAATCTGAATACGCTCACCTTTTTGATAATCATCTTTTCCAATAATCTTTGCGTTTAACTCTTGCTCAATCGCTTGATTAATTGGATCAATAGTAAACTTAATAAATGATTTTAATAAGTCATTTAAGTTTGTAACGTCACCATGCAACAACGCTCTAGGAACTCCTAGAATATCCGCTAATTCATTTGTTAAACCGTCTAATATTTGCATTGATTGATTACTATCAGTACCATTAGAACCGCCGCTTGAAACTTCATTGTATTCGAATCCTTTGAATAACGGGATAATCGAAACTGCTCGTTCACTAAATGATTTAAAAATACGATTCACTAACTCTTGTGCAGCGTTACGAGTACGTTCATCCTGGGACTGATTGGATTCAATCTTTAATATCCCACGCACTTGATTGTTACGTAACTGAGAAGTATAGACGTTGTTATATAAAGTAGCGTAATCAGTAAACATCTGATTCATAAACGTTAAGATGTTACGATTATTGAACTGTAAGAATAAAACATCATCTTCACTAAAGTTTCGTTGATAAGTAAAATTGCGATATACAACGCTACTAAATAAATCAGGAACTAAAGCGTATTCTGAACGACTATAACTATCAGCGATAATTAATTGGTTATCATCTGTGAATATTGCTAATACTTCATTCTCTGTAATTAATTTAAATACAAATTGTTGCCAAAACTCACTGGCATTCTGAGAAATATTAGGACGTACATTTAACATGTAATCAATGTCATCGTATTGACGTTCACCATTAACTAAGTAACGGAATTTTGAGCTAGCAATAGAACGAGCTATATAACCTACAACAGTTTGAATTGCAATCTCTCGTAAATAACCACGGTTGTTACTATCTCCAGTTATAGGGAACTCAATTAAATCAATCGGAATAGCTGGGTCTCTTGTAATAAAAGGTATTCTCACTTTTTCACCTCCTTCCTAAAAATTAAAGCTAAACATAGATTCGATATTATCGCCTATATCATTATCTGGTAAATCACGAGCTGCCCACATAGCATATAAGAACATCATGAAAGAATCAGTTTTACGCTTAATTTCTTCTTTCTTCTTATAAGTCTTTTCACCTCGAGAGTTTAACTTAACTAGAACATTATTAGCATTCCAACGCATTAATGGATTATCTCCCCAAACAATATTCCCTTCTTCAAAAGCTATTTCAATCTTAGGTGCTAATAAAGCAGAAGCGGCATCAGGGTTTCTTATAACTTCAACCTCGAAACCATTTTGTTCGAATAAAGGACGTAATATTTCCATACGGAAGTTGTCACCAATAATCTTGATGATATTCCAACCTTCATTACGCTTATCAACGAACCATTGAACAACTTCTATAGGATTCATCGTTTCGCGTTTAACTACTTCTATTAATCCTTGTTTTTCCCACTCTCTAATTGGTGCAAACTTGCGAGTCTCTTTTTTATTGTTTCCTTCGCTTTTAACTCCACTATATGCATAATGTTTATCAGCGAATGGCTTACATACGAAAGTTTTCGTTAACTCCTTAGGGATAATGTATTTCTCTTTGTGTTTAAAGAACAATCCGCAACTAGTAAAGTCTCTAAC